CAGAAGCAACCGACTCTCAAAATTGCTGGTGAATTGGCTGTTACGTCCATACCTGACAGTGTTATCAGATGGAGTACCATGAAAGATGACCCCTTCGGCTACCAGTCAACGATTGGTAAGTGGGTCTATCTAAAAGCCAAGTTGGCAAAGTTGTTTTTATGTGGCATTGCAGCGGCTTTGAGTCATCTCACTCTATCCTATGACCATCCCGGCCATCCTATTTTTAGGCCGAGGAGAGGACTCATCCTAACTGCCTTGCACGCTCTGCCTCTCGCTTACTATTACTTCACTCGAGAGAGCATGAGTCGATGTAGCCACTGGCGGCATGTGAACTGTTTGATTGAATGGAAGGTCCAGTTCACTCATGTCGATGTGCCAAAAATTGAAGGCGACCAGCGAGCTTACATTTACCGCTCTGATAAGCTCAAAGCTTTACCGGACTTTAAGAAGATGGTCGTCTGGAGAAATGGGGTTGAGATCATGTCTGGTGTACTTGATCTGCATGCTGTCTTCGCCTATTTTACACCTTTCCTAGGCGCTGACTCGAAATCCCTTCGAACACACGTCAACAGCCAAGTACTTGCTGTTGCCAATTCCCGCTCCATGAACCTTCCAACTGAGATGCGACCCGAAGCGCATTCTCTGCTGCAATTCGCTATTCTCGCCCAAACCCTCCGTCGTCAAGTTTTTGATTTAAACTGACAAGCCGTCTTGAGATTGACCACCTCTTGTACGGCTACCACGAGGGTCTCTTTGACATACCGTTGAATGAACCGGACAGCTCACTTGATATTCCACCTCATGATGCATTGCCCACCCTGGCACCTCGGGCATGCTTTAGGAAACATGCGATGTTATCTTCTGGCGGCCTGGACTACCTACCATTTTATACAGATGCAAGGTGTCCCACCACAATTGCTGCCTCAGCTGCCCATCGATACGGATGTAAGATGCCTGAATACGATGCGGGATTGATGCCCATTTTTCTCTACTATGCCAAACAAATCATCAAGAAGATCACCCCAATTTCGAATACTGATGTATTGACTTTCGATGATTGGCTAGAAAGGGCAAATTATCCATCAAGGCGCAGGGCTGTTTTACGTGACGTGCGTGAAGGCCTGCGCAATATCGACACTAAGGACTTACGGGTTAAGGGGTTTGTGAAACATGAAGGGTACCCGACACCCAAACACGCTAGAAGCATCCTTTCGCATTCGGATAAAC